CAATTTGGAGAAGAAACATACATTGATTTCATCTTTAAAAATATCGGACCGGGAAAGAGAAGGTTTCTTGATGTGGGAGCAGGTGGATATGGTGGTACAATTAGCAACACACGGACTCTACAAGAGGCCGGATGGTCTGGCATTGGCTTTGACATGAATGCACATTCACCTGGCATTATACAGGCATTTGTGAAGCCTGATAATATTGTTGATTTGGTCAGTAATGAAACGGATGAAAAGGAATTTGACTTCCTCAACATCGACATTGATTCATTTGATTACGATATTCTTGAATCGCTTCTTAAGTCTTTTAAATTCCGACTTATTATTGCTGAATTCAATGCGACTTTAGCCGTTGATGTTAAATTGAAATTGAAGTATGAAGATGGATACACATGGGACGGGACTAATAAATACGGGTTCTCCTTTGCGGCCGGAATGCATCTCTTTGAAAAATATGGATACGTTGTAATCTTCAATCAGATTAACAACAACCTATTTGCAATCCACTACACGGAATTAAACGATCAGCCAATTCCAAAAATTAAGGCAGAACGGGTAATGTATCATGCATGGAATCCAAATGCCGAATGGGTTCTTATTGAAGAATAGTTAAAAGTTGAACAAAAGAAAGAGGTCTGACTATGTTGGGCCTTTTTTTATGGCCTCCTCCCAGTAGTCGCAATCATCGCCTGATCTTCGCAATCGAAGCACAAACCTTCAGCACCCAGATTCAACTGTTCAGCCCAATTATCAATGGCATCTTTGAACTTCTCTTCAAATGTAACCAGAGAACGCTCTGTGCGCTCTGTGTTGGACTGAGTAAAGTAATTGACACGGTTAGACCCTAACTTGAAACGAAGCGTCTGTGCGGCCAGTAAATTGCCCCAAGACTCTAGTAAGAACTCCCGTTGTCCGCAGATGAATGAATCCAAAGAGCAGAGCAGTTCAGCATCCCAATAGATGGCTGATTGACTGAAGTCATTGTTCCACAATTCGCCCAATCCATAGTTCAGAGGGGCGGTAACCGGGAAGATGTTGTAACCGGATGTATTCAGCCATGAATAGTAACGAGAGGCACATTGGGCATCCATTCCTTGCCAGTTCCATGAACCGTTGTCAATGAATTGACCTGTTAGCGTTGGCAGGTTTGTGCAATCCACTAGCATAGCAATGTTGATCTTGTCAAAGACCAATCCGAAAGTCTGCCCAATGTTGATTGTGTTAGCCCCTGGTTGAACAGTCACGGTTGTTTCCCAAAGGACAGTACCATCCTGACATTGAAATATCTTAATAGGCACATTCGGAACGGCAACTGCACCTGAGTTGTAGATGTAGGCTTTTTTGATTCGTAGTCCGGCATATTTAGAACCTGCGATTGATGTGAATACACCTTTGAAAATAGCTTCTTCAGGAACTGGATTGATTTGTTGCCATTGTTGAACGAATAGCCGAGAAGTCTGAAATAGAACCTGATCCAGTCGTGCCCCGGCAAAGTCCTTCAATGCCTTCTGCACACTTGTCTTCAGTTCGAGGTATGCCGTCTGTTGGATGTCCTTCCAGACCTGTGCAAAGGTCACCTGATCGCTCGATGCAACCTTGTCGATCAGTTCAGTTGACATTCCCGGATACTGATTAATGTACACACCAGATTCTGGTTCGGTGGTGCTACAACCCCGGAGGCCAATAAAATTTTCCAAACAGCTATTCATGGTTCAATTTTTTGTAAAAATACTGATTATTTTAATCCGGTTGAGCCTCTTTTCTCGGCCAATGTGTATTGTAGCTTGGTTATCGGGTGCAGTTGATGTCTGCATCCCCAACCACCACAATAGGCAAAAATGGTTGTCTTGGTAGTACCTGCTTTGCGACCGTCCCAATTCCCTAGGTTAGCCCAATTTTCGACCTCGGATTTCTTGAAATACCGTCCTGCTCTGGCCCTGCAAAATTGCCGTGAATCTTTAATCAAAGTCCCGGCATAAAAGTAGAATTGTAAATTCAAATCAGCAGCGATGGTATTGTCATACTCCCTGCTGAAGGTCATAATTGCGTCTGAGGTCGTTTGCTTAATATATCGGTTCAGGTATGCCTTTTCAGCTTCCGTGCCTTCTATGAACTCTTTAAGGGTCTTTTGCAGTAATGTCCGGTTTGTTGTTCCTGATGCATTGGCCTTCAACACCTCTTGTATTGCATTTGCAAAGTTATTCCTGATCCCTGACCCCAAAAGCATATCCTTTGTGATCTCGATATTGGCTTTCAGGATTTCCTGGTACAACACCTCTTTCGCATTGAACCCGTCAATCAGTTCACTAAAGTAAAGGTCAGATAGTTTCTTTAAGTCTTTGAACCCATCCAGAACCCGACCAACTTCTTTGACATATTCGGGATTGGTGACAATGACATTGGTCAATTGTGTTTTCAGTCCGATGATGGCCCGGATGTTTGCGGCCCTTTTCTTGGGGTCAAGTGGTAGGTCATTGGTTAGTTCAATAACTTGATCAGATAATCCCTTGAATATATCAGGTAGTCGGGAATTCATGCCCTCTTCCAGTTCAGCCTGGAGAGTCTGAATCCTTTTGATTATCTCAAGTTGCTTCTCGGTCATTCTTCAGGCATCAAAGTAACCAATCCGGCTTTGATCTCTTTTTGTTTAGCGATTGCCATTGCCTTGACATCGGCCCTTTGTTTTGGCCTTGCCTCATTGATCCAGTCCATATTGGCCTCTATCAACTCCGTGACAAATGAATTAAGATAGGCAGAGGTGATGTAGTCAAGTTCCGTGCAGCCCATTGAATCCTTAAGGATAAGTTTCTCCTCGGTGGTCATGTAAGGCAATGGATCAATGGCCGTCTTGATTTTCAAGACCTTCAGCTGATAGCTATTTTCACCGAATACTTTCTCGGTGTACTGAGCAGTCAGGCCCATTGTAATAATCGGATCAAACTGGTTCTTAATGGCATCGGAAAGGTTAGTAGAAAGGACGGATGTAGTCAGGACATCATAGTCTGACGGGATTACAACCTTCGGCTTGTTGGCTTCGATCTGATCCAATGTCAAGAGCCTTGACTCTATTTCCGTCCGGTAGCGTTGCAGGAATATAGCAAAGGATATTTCCTCGATCAGATAGCCAAGGTGAACGGCAACCTGAAAAAAGAAGGTGTTTAATTCCTTCCGGTCGTATTGCTTCGCAACACCAGATTGAGCCGCAGGTACATTGGCTAACAGTTCGATTCCAATCGCTTGAAAGCCTCGGTAGATGTCATCATCAATGTCCTTTTTTTGAGCATCCAGAGCCGCAATGTCAAGCTGAATGTATCCGGCCGGTGGACCAGTTGGATACTGAACATCTGGATTGGTTGCGTTCTTCTTCTGAAGATTTATTTCGATGGTGGCGAATGGTGAACCTTCCGATCCCAGTCCGTTTCCGTTACAGCTTCCACAAGTACGTTGTGTGTTATCCTTTCCTGATAACAAACCTGATCCGTTACAGGTCTTGCATGGGGAGTTTTTATAACGCCAGAAAATCGGATTGGAATGAAGGGCTTTATTAACCAATAAATCATCATTGGTAAACAAGGCATCATTCCATGCAGGTAAGCAAGGAGTAAGGATTGAATCATAAACGATTTGACCATCTTCAATTTCACATATTACTGATCCAACCGAATAGATTGGATATTGCAGGAATTGATAAGGTGCGATGAATGTATCAAATACATCCTCGCTTCCGTTGTATGGCCTTATCTGACGAACCAGAACCAGACCTTCCATTGAAACGGCAAGAAACTGATCATACTTTCGCTTGACCTTGTCACCGTCCTTGTTTTCGTACTGATCTAACTTGAAAATGATTCCACCGTCAGCCTTGTAGACGATGTGATCCTCTTCGAATATTTGCGGATATGGTTTCTCCCAGTTGATGAACATTTCATTGCCTGGTGTTGGGTCTTCAATCCATGATTCGAGATCAGGCCCGACAAATACCACCGAGTTGGGGTTCTCCAGGTACTTGGATAAACCCAATGAGAAAGTCCATGTTTCAATTGATCCGAACTTAGGCAGATTCTCCAAACAATACTTGGAAGGTAACCCTTTCGGGTTGCTTTCACTTATCCCGATGTCGGCAAAGTCATTCTTAAAAAGGATTTTGAAATCATCGGCTTGCTGAATCTTTTGCAGAGTCGTATAAACCCGTCCGGTTGCCGTTCTGGTTTTTGGTTGCCACCGTTCCTTCCGGTAGATTTTCATCCAATCTTGCTCCCCGGGATGCTGCACACGAAGCAACTTCTTCGGGTAGTCCTCATCAAAGTGCGGCTCAAGTTCATCCGCAATCTCACGGATGTCATGGATGTACTCTGATTGCCCCTCTCTGATTTTATCTTTAGAGAGAAGTTTGATAATTCCCAAAAGAAGTTGCTCGTTCATTTTTGCTTACGGAAATAAAGTTATTGATACATCCAATGTTCCAAAGATACATCCGGCTGCGTTTGTAACTTTGACCGTTATTATGTAAGTACCTGAAAACGCTCCTACAAGTTCCAATTCTCCCGTTACTGAATCAATTGTAACCTGTAAAGCAGCTAATGTTTCAGAACTGGCCTCTATAGACCATATTTGATCCGGTAATGTCTGCGATCCAAAATCATAATTCAATAAAGCGGTATAGTTATAAGTACCGGCAGAGGTCAATTCAGTACTTCCTGAAACCTCGTAATACACGCCTTCAAGAAGTGTATCCGTGTCAAAATCCGATGGAACAGGGTTTGAATCTGCCACCCATTTGATCATCGTTTCACCGTTGATAAACTGAGTCAGGTCATTCTGGATAACTGGATCACCGATAACGGTTACCTGCGTTCCAGAAGCATCCCAGTACAATTCTGGAGTGAAGTAGTACAGATCATAGTTCTGTGATGAACGAAGGATTTTATTATACGAATCCACGTTGGCGATAACCTGTGCATCAATAAAGTTCAATGTGTGAGTCTTCGCCCCTGGTCGATTGATACGCAATCCAACACCCGGAAGTTCTGCCGTTTCTGGTTTCGGCTTGTCACCGGCAATGTTCAGGAACATGATAGCATTCCCGTCTAAA